CCTTATCGGTGTCCTCAACGGGTTGCTTCTTTTGCACTTCAGATAAGGCAGTAAAGCGTAACATATCGTATGGATTAGTATTTCTGCGCACAAAAGTACGAAAAAAAGTGATTAGTTGTTAATCATTGAATGATTAGTTTTTGCTATTTCATACAATTACCCACTGAGATGACTTCACTTATTTTTTCACTTTTTATATGCCCTTTTTCTTCATCTTCATAGTATTCCACTTTAACAATTCTTGCAGAAGATAGTATATTATTATTATATTCATATACATACATTTCTGATAAGTCAGCATCACTATCAAATACTTTCACACTCTTCAAATTTCCTTCTTCATATTCAAAAAGTGTTCTTTCCCACATCTCATAATTTCTATAAGTATCTATTTGCTTTACTTTTTTATTCTCATATGTATATTTAGAGTCAAGCGTAATATTACCTTCAACAGATGTTATTTTTTCTTTAGTTTCAAATAATCTGCCATTACTATATATGTAATTATAAGTAGTATAGGGATTTTTAGCTTTTGATGACCTATATTCTTCTTTTTGTGTATTTCGTCCTTTAATATCAAAGTAATACTTATATTTTATTGTCCAAAAATCGCCCAGAATATTTCTATCCCAATATAATGAATTAACCCATTTCAGTTTTTTATCATCAGGGTAATTTTCTATTTCAGCACCCTTAACTATTATTCCATTTTTCTCAACTGCTACAAAAGAAAAATCAGAAACAGATAAAATATTTCCTTTTAGTCCTAATGATTTCAAACTAATAGTATCTGTATCTATAGTTATTCTAGTCTTATACTCTTGAGCATTTGCTATAAAAAACGAATAAACTACAAAATAAAATAATATTTTTCTCATATTAAAAAAGATTGTAAATCAATTAATTATAAAAATATAACAAATAAAAACTAACATTTTCTGTAAAAATATTTGTTATGTTAGTAAATGTTTGTATATTTGCACCGTCAAAATGAAACGTTACTATTAACGTTGCAAAAGTAATAAATAATATGAGATTAACAAGCGAAGTAAGCAAATTAATTAGTAGTCAGATGGCTGATTTTTCAAAAGAAGTTAGAAAGTCGCCGGTAACAATTGGACACTGGTTGTATATGCGACCTTATATGTTTCTGAAGATAGAGAATTACAACCCTTTAAAGAAGTTCGCTAAAACCGACAATATAGATGAATTATTTGAGTTTGAGAGCGAAAAAGAAAAAGAAACACTACTTAATAAGTATAGAACCTTGAGATATGAACAAGCAACAACAAATACGACTCTTAAAGAGTAAGATAAAAGAATTAGAGACTACAAAGCTATGTCTCGAAAGCGCAATAAGAACTCTTGCAAATGAGATTATTCGTACTAATGACGAGCTTGCTATTGTGGAAGGTAGCAAGCCGTCTTCTAAACGACAAAAGAAAGTGGTAGATATATCAAAGTATGAAGCGCAATTTTTTGCTGAATGCGAACGCTACCGACAAAATAGCTAATAAAAAAAGCGGCACTATCCCAGCACCGCCTTTAATTAAGTAATAATTTTAATTTTTTTGATACGATGGCAAAATTACAACAAATGAATGAGATGACCAAACAAAATAGCCAAATTCTTCTACAAGGTGGCTATGTAACCTACGAGGGCAAGAAATTCAATGAATGCGACCCTTATGAAAAAGAGGCGTTTAATATCGTATTGGGCGATAAGAAACCCGCTGAAAAAGACTTTGAAAACTTACTGCAAGGTCTTGTATCACCCTTATTACTTCAACATACTATGAATGAAGATTGCTTTATCAACCCCGCTATTTTTGAACAACTAAAAGCGGCTTTACGCCCTGAAAAAGATAACGACCACGAGGGCTGGTGGCATTTAAAAGCCAATTGCGGCTGCTACACCATGCGCCTATCAGGCTGCTATAATAAAGGCGTTTTGAGTGTTGAGTCTGAACTCTATAAGAGAGTGGGTAAACATACAGTATACTATGACCTTACCAATGAACAATGGGCTGAAGCACAAGATAAACTTGAATATGAGTACGAAAGGCTTGTGAAAGAGTATAGAATTGACGAGCGCAACCGCTACTATGAGAGTTTATCACACGACTATCACCAGTTTATTTAACCTTTAAAATCTTACGACTATGAAAGAGCAAAACACAACCTTAGAATTAGGCAAATGCTACCGAGTGAAGTTTGAGGATATCAGTTGGTGTATTAGCATTTATGAAGAGTTTGCATTTAGCAAATACTCATCATTAACAGCCTTGCGAGTTGATAATACGGGTATTGATACATTGAATTTCTTAATGTCTAATTCGTACCAAGATAGCAAGTATGAAGTGCAAGAGATTAGCAATAGAGAGTTTTTGCACGAGTTGAGAACAAAGCGCAATGAGATAAACAAAATGATAAAGAAAATGTCTTAAACAAAGAGAAAGAGCCTCTACCAAATAAATAAGTGTCGTGTTACCCTTAAATCTGGACATAATTCATCACAATAATGCACGGCACTTTCTTTTAAAGTAATAACCTAAAATACATAAACCAAATGAATGAAGAATTAATAACACTGAAACAAGCCCCTATTATTGTATATGAGAAAATCAAAGCGGTAGGGCAACAAATTGAAGCGAAAATCGCCGAACTGAACCTTGATAACCAGTTGGTAACTGATGAGACTTTAAAGAGTGCGAAAAACACCCGCACGATGTTACGCAAAGAACTTGCAGTATTTGAAGAGCAGCGCAAGTACATTAAAGAGCAGGTGAACGTTCCTTATAAAGCCTTTGAAAAGGCGTACAAAGAACATATCGAGGTACATTACGATAAGGCTGATAGTACGCTGAAAGACAAAATCAATCAGGTAGAAAATAGATTGAGAGAAGATAAAAGCGCACGTATCAAAGACTATTTTACCGAGTTGTGCCAGCAGCAAGGTATTGACTTCCTCATTTTTGAACGCTTATCACTGAATGTTACGCTATCGGCTTCAGATAAGAGCCTTAAAGAGCAAGTTGCGGGCTTTGTAGGCGAGGTAACCAAGAGCATACAACTCATTGAAAGTCTAAATGAACCTGACGAGTTTAAGGCTGAAATGCTAACTGAATATAAACAAACGCTTGATGTTACAAGAGCGATACAGAATGCACAATACCGCAAACAACAACGTGAAGTTGAATTAGTGCGTATCGAGGCGCAACGAGTAGCAGCCGAGCAAGCGAGATTAGCCGCTGAAGCAAGGGCGAGAGAAACAGCCCCTTTGCAAGCACCCGCACAAGTGAATGAGGTACAACCTGCAACACCAGTGCAACCTGCAGCACCGATACAACCTGAACCAGTGCAAGAGGCTACACAAGCATCACAAGAAGATGAAAATGAGATTGTGCAAGCTACTTTCACAGTGATAAGCACAAGGGCGCAACTTAGAATATTACGCCAATTCTTAGATAATAATAAAATTCAATATAACGTATAACACAATGGAAACACCAGTATTACAAAAACAATCGTTAGCTAACTTTCTTAACAAGTCCGATAAATTCTTAGAGCAAAATTTGGGCGCAAAAAAGAGCGAATTTGTATCAAACCTATTAGCCCTTTCAGATAGCAACAAAGAACTATCACAATGCGAACCTGCTGACCTTATGAAATGCGCAATGAACGCCACAGCACTGAATTTGCCACTAAATAAGAACTTAGGGTATGCGTATGTAATACCTTACTTTGATAGACAAACTAATCGCACTATTCCTCAATTTCAAATGGGGTATAAGGGTTTTGTTCAGTTAGCAATTCGCAGCGGGCAGTACAAAACGATTAATACTTGCGAAATTCGTGAGGGGGAAATCAGACGAAACAAGGTAACGGGTCATATTGATTTTTTGGGTGAAAATCCGAGTGGTGCGGTTATCGGTTACCTTGCTTACATTGAGTTACTCAATGGATTCCAACAATCGTTATTTATGACCATTGAGCAATTGCAAGCGCACGCTTCTAAATACTCAAAAACATACGCAAAAACAAATAGGGGGCTTTGGAAAGACGAGTTTGACCTAATGGCAAAAAAGACGGTACTAAAACTATTACTTAACCGTTATGGAGTGCTTTCAGTAGAAATGCAAAAAGCGATAGAAAAAGACCAAGCAGACAATGAGGGCAACTACATTGATAATCCTCAAGGGCGTACGATAATAGATGCAGAGGTTATTGAGCAAAACGAGCCTACTGAACCTGAAGCGGTGCAACCCATAGCGCAAGCAGTAGCAGGCGCACCAGCCCCTCAGCAAGTCGATTTTAAACAAGTATGATACAAACACAAGTCATTAGTTCAGGTAGCGAGGGTAACGCCGTGATATACGACAAGGCAATAATGGTAGATTGCGGCGTTTCTCTCAAAGCCTTAGAAGCAGTAAAACGTTCTTTGAAAATTGTGCTACTCACACACCAGCACGGCGACCACCTGAAATTACGAACCTTACAACGATTACAAGCCGAGCGACCTACATTACGCATTGCTTGTGCTGATTTTCTCTTAGAGAAGTTGGAGGGGCTAACGAATATTGATGTATTGCAAGTAGGTAAGTTATACGATTACGGAGCGTTTAAAGTATCGCCAGTGAAACTATATCACGACGTGCCAAATATAGGATGGCGAATATTCCTCAACAATGGGCAAAAGATATTCCACGCTACTGATACAGTACACTTGGAGGGTATCACCGCCAAAGGTTATGACCTCTATGCTATTGAGCATAATTACTGCGAGGAGTACATACAGCAGGCGATTGAGGAAGCGCGAGCTAATGGCGAATATACACACGCTTACGGCAATATCAATACACACCTTAGCATACAGCAAGCAAGGGCGTTTATTGAGGCAAATAGAAAGGAAAGCAGCGAGGTTTTAGAGCTGCATAAAAGTAAAAGTTTTTATAAACACGAATGAGCACAAGGACTATCTTAACGGATAGTATGGAAATCATTATAGTAAAACCAATAGTCGTGAGGTTTTCGCACCTAAGCGTTTTAGTAACGACTTTTTTAAGTAAATGAAAACAGTATTTAAAAAAGGAATGGAGGTCTATGACCAAGTATTTTTTCCTGACACAAATGGAAAAATAGTAGAAATTCATAATAGAAATGGTAAAATTCAATTAGAGGTTAAATTCTTTTCAAGACATAGATTAGAACCTTTATGTATGCAAAGTAGTTTCTTTTATGATGAAAAAGGTAATATGACGAGTGCTTGGGATAGAACTTGTGAAACTCCCACACTTTCAACAAAACCTTATAAAGTAGATTTACAAGGTTTTGAACAAAAAGCACCTACACCAACTTTTGAGGAAGCGTGGACGGAAACTGAGAGAATTTACGAACCTAAAAGTGAATACGATAAGGAAGAATTTGGAGGTTATCCTTCACAAGAGTTGGCAAATGCAGCTGAAGCGTTAAGAAGATTGTTATTTCTTAGAGACTATTACAATGAAGGTTGGCAGCCTAATAAGAAGGATAAGGAACAAAGAGGTGTTTCTGTTACTTTGGATTGTGATAACAATTTTATGGTATGGGGAATACTAAAAGAAACAGAACCATACAAGTTCATATTTAAAAATGATGAAACAGCAGATAAATTCCTTGAAGAACAAAAAGAACTATTAGAAATCGCAAAACCTTTATTATAACTATGGAAATACAAGGACGAATTAAAGTAATATTTGCCACCGAATCAGTAGGGCAAAATGGTTTTCAGAAGCGTGATGTAGTTATCACCACCGATGGGCAATATCCACAAGATATTATCATTCAATTTGCGCAAGGCAATTGTGCATTGTTAGATAACTTACAAGTGGGGCAAATGGTTAAGATACACTTTAACCTGCAAGGGCGTGAATGGACAAATCCACAAGGTGAGGTTAAGTACTTCAATACGGTATTAGGTTGGAAAATAGAACTCATTCAAACCACGAATATAGCGCAACAATACCAGCAACCTCAATACCAGCAAACCCCGCAAGGTTACGCACCGCCTCAACAAGCACAAGCGTACCCGCCACAAGGGCAACCGCAATATCAGCAGGGGCAAATGTTTAACCAGTACGGGCAAGCGCCCGCACAAGAAGACGACGGAATGCCGTTTTAGAAAACAATTTAAAATAAATAAAAAATGAACAAGTATGTAATTAAATTTAGCCACGTGGAATAAAGTGAGTACACGGCTATTGTAGAAGCAGAAAGCTATGAAGAAGCAATGGATATTTTTGAAGAAAGTCCATTTGATTATCTTGAAGATGAAGAACCCGACAGTGTGCAAGGACACGCATTTCACGTTAGTAAAGTTACGGAAAACGGCGAAGTTGTATATGAAAAAACAAAGGAATTAATAGCGGAGTACCGTGAATGTTAGGTAATTAACACAACAAAAAGCAAGTATCAATCGGGATAGCAGCAGGTTCGAGTCCTGCCTTGCTTTCAAAGATAATAACAATGAAAAAGATAACCATTCCGAGCAACGTAAAAAACGGCAAATTGGTGCAAAATCGCAATCTGATACAAAAGGCTATAACCTCCTTTGAGGATACGAATATCAATATCACCATTGAGAGGCGAAGCAAGAAACGAAGCGTACAGCAAAATGCATTCTATTGGGGTGTTTGGATACCAATCATACAGCAGGCTATCAATGATACTTGGGGCGAATTTTACCCTCCTAATGAGGTGCATAATGTACTAAAAGCCTTGTGTAATTATGAGGAGCGTCCTAACCCTGCTACTGGTGAGATACAACGAGTACCAGTGAGTAGCACCAAGTTAAGCACCTACGAATGGGAAAAGGAATTTAAGCAGCAAGTAAGGCAGATGTGTATGGAT